CGAAGGTTGGGGAGTCGATAGCGCTGGTTACATCGCTTGGCTTCTTTGGGGTGGCGATGCAGGATGGTCCTGGGCTAGAGGTATTCTAAGAGCAAATGAAAGCAAGGAGAAATCAACGGTGAACGATCTAACCACTTCGTATTTCAGTATTGAGAAAGCGGACCGTCAGCCTGATGGAACCTTGATGGTTTATGGCAAGGCAACCGATGACTCAGTTGACATTGACCAGCAGATTTGTGACGCTGCGTGGCTTGATCGCGCAATGCCAGCCTGGTTCAAGAGCGGTGGAAACATCCGCGAGCAACACTCAAGCATTGCTGCGGGCGTTGCCAAAGAATATGAAGCAAAGGCAGATGGCCACTACATCATGGCCCATGTTGTTGATCCAGTAAGCGTTAAGAAAGTAGATGCGGGAGTCCTTCGTGGCTTCTCCATCGGAATTAAATCTCCACGCGTTGTGCGTGATCAGAAGGCTGCAAACGGCCGCATCATTGACGGACAGATTGTTGAAGTTTCACTTGTTGATCGCCCTGCAAACCCTAACTGCCAGTTGGTTCTTGCCAAGAGTGTCGATGGCGAGTCAAGCCTTGTTCAAGTTGAAGAGTTAACCGAAGACATTATTAAACACCCAGGTCACGATCAATCCTCACACGGCCGAGGCGGTGGAAGCGCTGGCGGTATGGGCGCACCTGCTGCGGGCGCTGCTGGAGGCGGCGGTGGTGGTGGCGGCGGATCGGCTGGCGGAGAAGCGGGCGAAGGTTCAAGCGGGCCAAAGACCCCAAAGAAGGTCGTAAACGCTGCAATCACTAGCGCAGAGGATCGCGTAGATGACGCGTACAAAGATATTGTTCGAAGCGCTGGCCCGAAGCCAAGTGCAAACCCACGAGTTATGGATGCCGCACAACAACGCGAGGATGCATTCAACCGCACAACTGATGCTCGCGATCACATCGCTCGAGGCAACGAAAGAGCGGCCGCAAGTTCCCTACGAAGCGCAGCAAGCGCCCTTGATGGAGAGCCAAAATACAATGCTGCAAAGCAAGGCTTGAAAGACTTAGCCGATCAGGTAGAAAAAGGCTTCAGAAAAGTCAAAACCAAAGCAACCGATGCAGAACTCCGCAAAGCATTACAATCTGCCCTACACTTACTATCGCTTACCAAGTCAGAGGAGACCTCAATGAAAGATACAGTCGAACTTCCTGTTGAAGCCATCGGGGACCTTCTTAAGTTTGATAAGACACAGTACGAAGCCGCACGCGAAGCACTTGCTAACCTCATCTCGATCGAAGCGGGTGAAATGCGTGAGGGTCACAATGAAATACAATCAATCGGACACCTTCTCGAAGCCGTAATGCATCTCCATGCATGGTATGAAGGAGAAGAAGCAGAGGGAGAAGTCGTGGAAGAAGAAACAATTATCGAACGCGCAGCAGGATCAGATAAAGAAATGAAACCTGCTAAAGATGAAAAGAAGCCTGATTTTCTAAAGCGCTGCAAGGATGCAGGTATGGATGATGACGCTGCCAAGGCTTGCTGGGACAAGTACATGGCCGCAGACACCGATGAAGTTGACGCAGAAAAGTCTGCTGAGATTTCTAAGTGCCTTGAGTGCGGATGCAACCAACCAGGGTCCGATCACGGACTAACAACAACTAACGATTTTGCGAATGTCGCAATGCCATCTCATGTAACAACAGCCGAGATGTATGCGCCAGGAGAAACTCCGAAGTCAGCCGAAGGCGAAGAGCCTGAAGTAAAGGCTAACGATGAGGAAGTAAAGGCTGAGGAAGTTCCAGCCGAAGCAACAGAGAATTCTGTGGATGTAGATCCAACAGAAGTAGAAGCCATCGTAGAGCAGGTGGTCAAGAGTGCAACACAATCTCTTAAATCAGAGATCGCGGAATTAGTGGCTGCAAAAGAGGCAGCGCTTTCCAAAGCGGTAGGTTTAGAGGCTGAGTTGGAACTTGCCAAGTCTCTCGCAGTGGCTGGTGGCCCAAGCCGTACAGCCAAGCCGATCAATGTGAAAACAACGAACGACTTGCTAACCAAGGCTGCCATTTACAAAGCGAAAGCAAATGCAACAACCGACCCAATGCTTGCTAAAGGCTACAAAGCACTAGCCGAGGAGTTCCTCGGTAAGGCTCAAGCCGAAGACAAGTAAACCTACCCGAAAGGAACAAGCCACATGGCAACAGAAATGCCAAAGGCTGCCGATCTTTTTGACGGTGCTACACCTTATGAAGCAGCGCAAAAGATGGAGGAGTACACCGATCTACTCGGTAAGTCCCTATCTAACGCTTCTCATGTTCCAGGACAAGCACCTACACAAGATCCAATGGCAGCAATGGAAGCCCTTGCAGCATCTAAGTCTTTGACTGCTGATGCAGCAGCAGGACTTCAGAATGCGCTCGCAGCACAACGCCTAGCGATGCAGGACATTCAAAAAGAAATCACTACAACTTCACCTCTTAGCACATCTTTCGCGGCATTCGACCTCGAAGCACCTGCTAAGTTGCTGACACCACGCCCAACTCCACTCCGTAACCGCATCCCTCGTAAGAAGGGTGTTGGTACTTCACACCGTGTCAAGAGAATTCTTGGCTACACAGGTACAGGAACTGGTGGACAAGGACAGATTTGGCCAGGTATTACTGAGACAACTCAGAATAACTTTGCACCAGGCGGAGCCAATGGCCTCTACCTAGAGCGCGGTCCACAGATCTCATACACAGCAGATGATCTAGTCTTGCCATACAACTCATACTCTCTATCTGATCAGGTTTCATTCGATGCCAACTTCTCAGGCCTCGGATACCAAGACCTTCGTCAGTTGTCATCAACATCAACACTTTATGCAACAATGTTGATGGAAGAGCGCATGATGCTTATGGCACGCGGAACAGCAAGCGGATACTCAGGCGCTCTATCAGCACCTACATTCACACTTGCTTCACCTGTTGCTTCAGGATCACAGACAGCACTCGCTGCAACAACTTACTATGTGAATGTCACAGCAGACGCAGGTATTTCTGCTAACGGCTTCGGCGAGTCAATCCTCGGAACAGAAGCAAACACAGCAGTTGCATCAGGCGATGTTCTAACAATCACCGTAGCAACAGCAGTAACAGGCGCACTTGGTTACAACATCTATGTTGGAACAGCAACAGGCGCGGCTAACCTCAAGTACCAGGGAACTCTAAAGGGAACTGGCACATTCACAATTCAGGGTGCTGGCGCAGCAGGTCTACTTGGCAACAACGCAGCATTCACAACAACAGGTGCAGCAGCATCTCGCGCAACAGCAGACACATCTGCTTATGCAACAGGTTATGACGGCATCCTTCCTACAGTCCTTGGACCAAACACAGGCTATAACAACGCGATCAACTCAGCGTTCAGCACCTCTAACCCAGGCGTTGAATTCCAGAATGTGTTTGCGAACCTTTACCAAAATGTAAAGGCTGATCCTGACATGGTTCTCCTAAACGGTAACGATCGTAAGCAACTCTCAGATGCGATCAAGAACGGCTCAACAGCCAACTACCGTTTGGTAATCAACGATCCAGGCGCAGGTGGAACCACTTACGGTTCTATCGTTACTGGTCTACAGAATGAAGTAACAGGCAAGGCTGTTGATCTCATGGTTCACCCATGGCTCAACCAGGGCGTTGCTCCAGTTCTTTCATTCACACTTCCAATCCCTGACACTGAGGTTTCAGATGTTTGGGCGAACTTCTTAGTTCAGGACTACATGGGAATTCAATGGCCTGTCACACAGTTCACCTATGACTTCTCAACTTACTTCCGTGGCACTTTCTTCTGCACCGCTCCAGCATGGAATGGCGCAGTTTCAGGAATTGTTAACGCGTAACAATTGAATAAAGAAGGAGGGTGCGTCAGATAGTGGGCGCACCCTTCTTTATTCCAAAGAGGAAGGGATCACAATGGGCAGATATGTAGCACCTGACCGAGGTGTTAAAGAAACGGTAGTAGGCGGCAAGAGTTACTTTCCCGATCGTAGCGGCATCTACAATGTCGAAAGTCCGAGTGCAGCAAGAGCGATGAAGGCAGAGGGCTTCTTTGAAGCATCTCTTAATCCTTACAACGCTGGCGACCTCCAACGAGGATTTACTTGCGTAGAATGTGGCTTCAACGGTTGGTTTCGCAAATGCGGTCGTTGCGGCATAGAAGCCAAAGACATCCCGCGAGATGGAGAATAAATGGCAACAGGCGTAACACTCGACACTTTCTCCGAGCGGCCATATTTGACGGTTGCGGAGTATAAGAACGCTCCTACATCGATCGACTATGACAACTTAGTGGTTGGTGGAAACGCTGCTGCCCAAGACGCGGAGTTGGCTCGGGTTATCCTTCGCGCTTCATCTTTCATGGATGAATATTTGAACCAAAACCTGGTGGCTAATCGTCAAACAGAAACCCAGCGCACTCGCTTCACTCCGCAGGGTTACATCTCTTTGCACCCAAATCAAAGCCCGATCATCTCCCTAGAGGAGTTTTACTACGGCCCAACGCCAAACCTTCTGTCGGCTTTGACCGACTGCTCAACCGCCTGGTTCGAGGCCCAACAGGTCATCATTCCGATCTCATCCATGGCTTTGAACTGGTCAAGCCAGGGTCCTTTGGCCTTCGGTGGCGGATCGCCAACTCAGACAATCTTTACTAAGTACACCTATGTAGCGGGCTTCGTCAACAACCCGATCGTAAGCGCCACAGCAGGGGCCTCAAGCCTTGTTGTTGAGCGGGCGACTGGAATTGTGGCTGGCCAAATGCTGCGTATCTTTGATGGGGCCAACACCGAGACTGTTTATGTTTCCAGCGCCTATACCTACGGCAGCACAACCGTTTCTTTGGCTTCGCCTTTGCTTTATACCCACGCCGCAGGAACTCAAGTGAGCAACCTGCCGAACGCGATCAAGGAAGCGTGCATCTTGATCACCACCGCCTTCATCAAGGTTCGAGGCGACAACTCTTTAACCATGAACATCACAACCCAACCGCAAGCGAGTCTGCCAGGGGCTACACGCTACGGCGGTGAGATCAGGTTGGCCTTGGACATGGTCGATAAGTACCGCAGGATCAGGTAATGGCTGGCCGCGTAGGGGTCCGAAACACGCTCGCGGCGTTTATTTCCAACCCACAAATTCCAAACTTGAACCAGGTTTTCACTTCCTTTCCCAAGCGCATCAACTACCAGGTCAACTCTCAGCCTGGGCAATTGACTCGTTCGGCCGTTGTCATTTTCATCGCGGCTGAAACAGAAACACGCCTTGCGATCGGCGGTGCGCATAGCGGTTGGAAGCGCGTGGATTACACACTTGTTTTGCAGATTTATACCCACTCCATGCATCGCAACGCTGAGGATGTAATGGATGATTTTGATGTGCTAGTCGACAACATCAAAGAGCGGCTGCGTTCCGACCACAATTTTGGCGACCCAACGGGTAACCTAGTGTGGCAAGGAGCCGAACCGATCATCAATGCACGCTACGGAGAAGTCTCAACTACCAATGAGGGCGCTTCCGAAGTGTTTGCTGAGATAGAATTCGATGTTACTGAAATGATCCAAGCATAGGAGCAAACATGAAACTGAAATACAATGGAACAGATGAACGAGTGTTCCCATCGCTGGGGATCACAGTAAAACCAGGTGACGAGTTTGACGCACCCGAAGGCTTTACACACCCTGATTGCGCAGCACCAGGGGCAGCGAAGCCAGCAGTACCAACACCAGCCCCAACTAAGTCTGCCGCGTCAGACTCCGACTCTAAGGAGAGTGAATAATGTCAGTACAGCAATCCGTACGCTCGTACCTGGGTATCGCTAAAGAAGCAACCAAGGGTACGATCGTTGCACCGACCGATTTTATCCCAGTAGCAAAAGACAACATCAAGCCAGTCGATGTTGTTGATCCGCTCTACGACACAGGGCTTCGTGGCTCCAATGTTGTGAACTACAACTACCTACAGGGCCGCACACGCTCAACCTTTGACTTCGGCGGCGCAGTATTTGCCGACACAGTTGGTTACGCGATCGCAGGGCTTCTTGGATCAGTTGCGACAACAGGCGCTTCAGCACCTTACACACACACGATTTCGCTTAAGAACAGCCTCACATCAGGTGCAGACGATCAGCCGATTTCATACACATTGACTGATTTCTACGCGGCAGATGTTCGCTCATACCCAGGCTGCCAGTTCAGCGACTTCTCTTTGAAGTTCAACGCTGACGGAATGCTTGAGTACGATACAAAGACAACAGGCTGGCAATCATCAGCAGTTTCTGATCCAACACCTACATTCTCAACGCTTCTACCAACACAGGTATGGCGCGGAACTGTAAGCATCGGCGGCACAGCGGTTTCCAACTCAATGACTGGAAACATCGACATGGCTCGCTCAGTCACTCCTGTCTATGGCATCAGCGCAACTCAGAACCCATACAACATTTTCTTGGGACCTCTAGAGGTAACAGGCAAGATCACTTTCATCATGGAAGATGACACAGAACTAACTCGTTACCTGAACAACTCACAGCCAGCCATTGTTCTTAACTGGGCATACGGCGCGGGCGCAGCAGCAGTTCAACTCCAAGCCACAATCACTAAGGGCGCTTACACAGCAGCCGTTATTGAACGCGGCGAGGACTTTGTGCAGGTCTCGATTGATCTAAACGGCCAGGGAAACACTACTGACGCTGGATCAACAGGCGGATTTGCACCGATCAAGTGGGTCCTACAGAACGCGAAAGCATCAGGAACCTACGCATAAGGTCAAGAGCAGGGGGATTGGTTGATGGCGTACGCCTTCCCGCCATCCCGCCCCCTGCTCCCCAATAAGTTATGATCTGAGGAAGGCAAACTAATGGAGGCAAAAATGGCTGAGAAAATAACACTACCTTCGGGTGTAACCGTAACAATGAAGGACCCTAAATCATTACGCGTCAAGGATCGCAAGCGCGTGCTAAAGACAGCAGATGTTGAAGGCGGAGATCTAACTCGCGCCATGGCTTTAGGCGATGCTTTGATTGCGATGCTTATTGAGGACTGGTCTTTAGACTTGCTTATCCCTGCTCTCAAGATCGACAACTTGGATGAGTTGGAAATGGCCGATTACGATGCTTTGGTTGACGCTACAAAGGATGCGCAGAAGTATCTGTTCCCATCTTTAGGCGACACACCTGAGAACGAGCAAGACCCAAAAGCGGGTACCGACAACTCGAACGCTTAAGGTGGTGGCTTGAGGGTGGCGAGCGCCGACCTGATCTTGAGTACCCCGATGAGGAGTGGTACTACTTTCAGTTCGCTGATCGCTTTGGATGGACACCCGCGCAAGTGGATGATCTACCCGCAGGGACCGCTGATTGGTTGTTGGGAATAGCAGCAACTGTAACTAAGATGCAAAGCGAGGTGCGCGAGTGACAATTGAGTTCACAAACCTGGCTCAATTCTTGGCTGCCTTTGATAGAACAGAAGCGGATCTAAACAACGCCGCTCGTTATGCGATCGGTATGGCTGCGGCTTCAGTTGAACGCCAAGCCAAAAAGAACGCTAACACAGGAACGCACCCGCGAGGCCAAGGCCACATCCCTGGAACTGGACCTGGTCCGAATGTGATGACAGGTAACTTGCGCCGTTCTATTTATTCGCAGACAAAGATCGGCTTCGGTAATGCTTATGTTGCAGAGGTTGGCGCTTCGATGGTTTATGCACGCGCCGTTGAATTAGGACTCCCCGAATGGAAGTCGGGAGTAAAATACCCTTACCTTGCTCCTGCCGCTGAAAGCCTGAAACAATCAGGTAAACTTAACAGGACATTTACTGGCGCATTCGTGCAATACCTGAGGGGATAAGAGATGGCATCTACGCTTCCTCCGCTACTTATCCAACTCGTAGCCGATGTAAGTCAGTTGAAAACAGGCCTGGCTCAAGCACAGTCCGCGATCAAGGGCGTAGATGACAATGTAAAAAAGAGCAGCACAGGCATGAGCAACTTTGTGGGCAACCTCAAGAAGGTCGGCGCTGCACTTGGTACCACATTTGCGGCTTCTCAAGTTGCAGCCTTTGCCAAAGAGTCGATCATGGCGGCCAGCAATATGGCCGAGTCTTTATCCAAAGTTCAAGTTGTGTTTGGCGAAGGTGCTGCCGAGGTTGAGGCGTTTGGTAAAAGCGCTGCGCAGAACTTAGGTATCTCAAACCAGGCTGCTCTTGAAGCGGCTGGAACTTACGGCAACTTATTCCAGGCATTTGGTTTGGGGCAAGCAGAGTCGCAAAAGATGTCTACCAGCCTTGTTCAATTGGCTGCTGACATGGCATCGTTCAACAACACATCCATCGATCAAGCCATCACCGCTTTGCGTTCAGGCTTGTCGGGTGAAACAGAACCTCTCAAGCGGTTCGGTGTTGCTTTATCTGAAGTGCGCCTGAAGGAAGAGGCCCTGCGAATGGGTCTGATCAAAACAACAAGTGGCACTTTGCCTGTTGCGATCAAGTCACAAGCGGCCTACTCATTGATCTTAAAAGACACGGCACTTGCGCAAGGCGACTACGCCCGCACCGCCGATGGAACCGCCAACACGATGAAAACCCTGCAAGCCAAAATGGAGGATGCAAAGGTCGCTCTTGGCGATGCTTTGATGCCAGCCTTTAGAGGGTTGTTGAAAATATTAGACCTGCTTATTCCTGTTCTTACCAAGGTTGGCGAGTTCTTTAAGAACAACCAGGCCGAAGTCAAGGCGTTTGCGATCACCGTGGGAGTGCTGGGTGCTGCCTGGGCCGCCTACACAGTCGTTATCAAGGCTGCAATTATTCAACAGAAAATTCTAAACTTGGTGCAAAAGTTAAACCCTATCGGCTTGATTGTGATCGCCGTGGGCTTGTTAGTTGCTGGCATGGTCAAATTATGGAATAGCAGCGAGACCTTTAGAAAAGCCGTGATCGCCATGGCTAAGGTTGCTCTGAATGCTTTTGCATCAATTATTCCTATGGTTGGACAGGTCTTTGAAGTGATCATGAAAGTGGTCACGGGTCCGTTGCGGGCTTTACTAACGGTTCTTTCTAAACTTCCAGGCGTTGGTAAATACGCCAAGGCTGGCCTGGACATTATGAATAAAGGTTTGGATGGCATCAGTGATTTTGCTAAGGCTGCTTCTAATAAAGCCAAAGACCTAGCCGCTGGCCTAGACAAGATGGGTGCTGCTGCGGATAAGAACGGGCAGAAAGTAGAAAAGGCAACCAAGGGCGGAAAAGGTAAGCCTGGAGTTGTTGATCCAAAGGTTGCGGAGGCGGCCAAGGAAGCAGCGGATAAAGCAAAAGAACGCGCTGAAAAGATGCTGGACATTGAGACGGATTTCATCAACAAGTCAATTGAAGCGCATGAAAAGTATCAAGAAAAGGTAGCCGATCTACACAAAGCCTATGGAGAAGCAATTGCTGATGCAGAGGAAGCCGATCGCGAGCGCCGCGCTGATGCGCAGAAAACTTATGATGCGGCTGTGGCCGATGCTCAAAAGGTTCACACCCAGGCCATGGTGGACATCGCCAAAGATTATGCAAAGAAAACAGCAGACATTGAAGCAACCCTTCAAAGAAAACTCATAGAATTAAAACAAGCAGCGGCTACAAAGTCCGCCGATTTACGAGTAAAGGCTGCTGAAAAAGAAGAGTCAATTATCAAGCAGTCTGTTGATCGCTTGCGCAGCGCCTTCGCCTCAGGCACAGGTTTCAGTCTGACCGATGCCTTCAAGGGTAAGACTTCGGGTGGACTTCTAGAGCAAATGAAAAAGCAGTTAGATGACGCTAAGAAGTTACAGGAGGCTGCGGGTTATCTTGCAGGTCAAGGTTATGCACAAACCTTTATTGAACAAGTTGTAAAAGCAGGTCCTGAAGTTGGCCTCAAGATGGTTGATGAACTTAAAAAGGCATCGCCTGAACAACAGGCTGAAATTCAAAATACATTTATGGATCTTGAAGGCATCCAAGAAACAGGCCTAGACACTTTGGCTAAGTCCATGAACAACGGAGCAAACCTAGCCACAGCCGAATTGCGCCAGGCTTACGATCAAGTCGCAATTGATCTCAAGAACTCCTTGGCAGAGGTTGACCGTGAGTTAATGAGTTCGCTGGCAGAGGCCAACGCTGAGTATGCCCGCGCCATGTCCGAAGCCAAAACAGAACGCGATGCTCGAATGCTTGAGGCTGCCACTCAACTACAGACCGCGATCGCTGAAGCCAAGGCTCGCCTCGAGGCTTCTCTTGCTGAGTCGGCTGCAATATTACAAAAGGCCCGCGAGGAAGCCCAAAAGAAACTCAATGAAGGATTAGCAGAAGCGCAAAAGGTTCTGCAAAAGGCTCTGACCGATGCGCAACTTGCCTATCAAAAGGCTATTGATGAAATCTCTGCAACCACGGCGCAGAAGTTGACTGCTCTCAAGGCTCAATTGGCTGCGGTTGCTGCCGCGACTGCCGCGCTTCAATCAGCGCAATCCGCCTACGCTTCGACAGCGGCAAGCGGAACTAAGACTGCCACTTATGGTGGGGGCGCAATCACCTCAAACATTCCATATACAAGTGGCGGCGCAACCACAAATAACAACATCAGTATCACAGGCGTAAACCTTTCTGATCCTTATGCAACAACAACCAGCGTAGTCAACGCAATCAAGTTTGGAAATGTAATTGTTCCAACGGCTCCAACTGCGCTTGCATCTCAAGAAAGCGGTGCAATTGGTGCTGCCTCTATAGCATCGCGAACCGTTAGCGGCATGAGTTCTGCAACGGTTATCGCTAACAGGCGAGCAAAGTTTGGGGAAATCTAATGCCAGCCGTAATTGCTAATTATTCGTTTTCATTTAATAACCAGGTCTTTGGCGGAACTGGATCGCCTTATCAGATCTTGAGCGTTGATGGGCTGGAAGGGCTGCCTGGCATCCGATCCCAAGACGACAACCGTGGCTACGCAGACGGTATGTTCTCGGGCCGTGATTTCTTGGGCGGCCGAATGATTACAATGCTGGTGCAGATCTTGGGAAATAGCCAAGGATCGGCTCAGGCCAACTTCAACACCCTGCAATTGGCCCTGTTACCCCAGGCAAGCGGCACTACGCCCCTTTACTTTATCTTGTCCAATGCAGCAGGGGAGCAGGTCATAAACGCCCGCGTACGCGGCTTGAACGCCTCTGTGGACCCCAACTACACCTACGGTTACATAGTTGCCCAGGTCAGTTTCTTTTGCCCTGATCCACGGTATTACGACTCTAATATTCAGACCGCTACCCTAAATTACACCCCGCCAGGCGGCCGCACTTATAACCGTATTTATAACCTGGTTTATGGCGGCGGTTCGGTATTGATCACAACCAACATCGAGAACAACGGCTGGACTGCTACCTACCCAACGATCGTGCTAAATGGTCCGATCATCAACCCGATCCTTGGCAACCAAACCGAGGGCTTGGCTTTGAACTTTACTTGTTCGCTGACCAATACAGATTTTCTAACAGTTGACTTATACAATAAGTTAATAACTTTGAACGGAAACCCTGCTCGAAACTTGCTGGCTTCGGGTCAATGGTTCTCTGCGCAACCAGGTACTAACTTGTTCTACCTAACAGGCAACGCAGGTAGTACAGTAGTGGGTGTGACAGGTGCAACTGTGACTTGGCAATCGGCTTACATTTAGGAGAATAAATGACAGTTAGAACCCCGCCCAGTTGGTTGCAGAACGGATCGCATCCTGCCGAGAACGATCGCCTAACGACCCAGGCGCTTTGGGCTA